GCGTGCCACCCAGACAACCTGGCGGTGTTGCGGGTCTTGGCTGCATCAATAGCCCCCGCATAAATGTTAGCCGCGCCTACTGATGCAAAGTCGCTATTAGCAACGCCTGCGCGTGGCGCACTGCTGATGACATTTCCGTTTTTAAGCGAGCTGGCAATGGCTTGTGTGGGGTGTTTACTCCAGATGTACTTATCAGCAAAAAACCCTGGGCGAACGCTGTTTTTGTTGTAAAACGCACGGTGCAAGGCGTAGCCTGTAGGGGTTGTATTGGCAACGCCATTGGCATTGTGCGGGTTCAGAGCGGGTTGGTTGATTGTGCCGTTGCCCGTTGTCCCGGTGTAGGCATTGGCAGCGGCCACAGAATCAAACGCGCCGAAAGGCTGGATGTCAATGCCGTTAACCACAAGCCCGTTTGTGCCTGTACCCCATTTGTAATAAAACGCGCTGATGTAGCTTTCAATGCTGCCATCAATGTCCACAATGTAATTGCCGTGGTTGTCTGAGGTGTTGTCAGTCGTACCCGAGAGCTTGGAGATTCCATCGGGTACGCTGGGGGCAATGGCAACGCCAAAGCCTTGATAGCCGGGTATGCCGATGTTGTTGACCAAGCTGGAGTCACCCGCGCCTGTGCCAATCATGATGCCGTGCGGGAAGCTAACAGGCGTGTTGTCAGGGGTCTGGATGGTGCGCAAAATGAGAGTGCTCATGTGATAGTCCTTTGTGGGTAAGTTAAGTAATCGACCAAGTAGCGTTGTCCTGCGCAGTCACCGTGACACCTTCGCTGATGGTGATCGGCCCGGCGCTTGTGGCGTTGTAGGCTGACGGGATGGTGAAGTCTGCGGTGATGCTGCGCGGGTTTAGGCGTATGGGGCTGTCTTGCTCATTGGCACTTATCTCCGCCTGCACAAACGCGGTAGTCGCAACTTTGGTTGTGTCATCCCCATGAGGTTGTGTTATTGCTGTTGCCGAGCCGAGGGATGGGTTAACAAGGCTGGTTATGTCAGAGTTCGCCCCGGCCTTGGCTTTTTCAACATCCAATTCATTAATAGCTGCTTGAACTGTGGTTGCGGCTATGTTGCCTGCTGGGGTATTTGGTACAGTGGCCGCAGTTTGATCGCCGGTGTTGTTACCTGTTGCAGTGCCGCCACCTGTAGCAAAATCAGCGCCATTCAGTGCAGCGTTGAACTGCGCTACCGTGCCAGTAAGTGTGTTGCTGGCAAGGTTGATGGTTTTGTTGGTGAGGGCTTGCGCTGTAGTCACGTCGGCCAAGGCAGCGCCATTCAGGGTTGACCCTGTTTTTAGGTCGACACCAGAGGCGCTAACCGTAGCCTGATCTACACCCCCTGCAACCAGTGCCAGACTGTTCGCCCCGACGCGGCGCACGCCCGTATCGTCATCGCTGGTGAACCGGATACCCGGCACAGTCTGTGTGCCATCAGTAAATTTTCCTGAACCAACTTCGTCTTTGACGGCCTGGTAGCCATTAACAAGCGTCGCCGCTTGCGAAGCCAGGTCGCGGATGTAGCTCTGTGTTGGGATGATGCTGTAGGCCTGGCCTGAAGCAGTAGCGCCAAGATAAGGCTGGCCAAGCGTCAGCGCCGTAGCCGACTGGATGCTCAGAATCTCGTACAGCTTGCCGTCGGGTGCTTGTATGGTTTCGCCAACCGCTGCTCCGTTGTAAAAGTCTGTTCCTACACCGGTGACTGCGTTTGATCCATTGGTAAGGCTGATCGTGCCTGTGCGGTAGAAGGCCATCGTTTAAGCCCCCGAGCCTGGTTTCATCTTAGGTTGAACAGCAAGAGTCGCAGCAATCTCCGCTCCAAGGGAGGCCGTGATCATGGCCAGGTATCCAGCAGCTCGTTCTGAGTTGCCTGCATACTCGCTGTCTTTAAGGTAACTTCTTGCCATAACGTAGTTCAGCACATCATCGGCGTAAATATCAGGCAGACTAATGTTACCCACCACAGCGGTATGCAGCGCGCCATCTGCGGGTTCAACAATGTCCGTGGGGTAAGCCGAATACATCACCTCCAGCTGCGCCGAAGTGGTAGCCGGTGGGTACACATAGAACGTCTTGGGGTCGCGTGGATCAAACATGTAATGCAAAATGTTCACCGAGCCAGACAAGTTGTGCCAGCCTGGGGTTTGCGCGTCCAGAATCTGGCGAGGAACAAGCCGTACCGCACCTTTGGTGGAGGTGGCCGCCATGTTGCGCGTGATCTCAATCAGCTTGGCTGGAGGTGGCGTGAGGCTGGCGTTGTCCAGGTCTTGGCGTGATCCTGCAACCAATGTCATGGTGGCCGTGGTGTTCATGGAGTCAGGGCGAACCTTGACGATGGCGCGCTGTGCGTCGTTGAGCCAGCGCACCAACTCGTTAGCAGGCCAGCGCACACTGGTTTGGTCTTGCAGTAAATCTGTGGCGCGGTGGATGATGGAGGCGGCGGAAATGGTCATGATGACTCCTATGAACTAAAACCCGAAGGCACGTGGCTGCACCCGAATCGTTCCTGGCACGCGGTCATGCGCCTCTTCAATCCGGGTGTTCAAAATGGCTTTGTCAAAATTGGCGCGGTAGTAGATGGACAACTCTGTGTTGGTCCATGGCACGCCAGGCATGGCCATCAAACGGGCTTTGGCGCCGCTTGCAATGGCATCTAGGTGTCTTTGCCCAAGAAAGTCGGGCAGGCTGGTGGCGCTCATCGTCGGCACATAGCTCGCGCGAACTACCATGGCCTGGCCTGTCACTGCGGTGGGGGTCGGGTAGACCCGCAACAGTGGCAATTCGCCTGCCATGTTGTAGTAGCTGGGCTCACTGCCTTTGGCGCTTAGCCAGTCAGGCATCGCGTTTTGCAGTCCAGACATCGTCACGGGCTGCAATCGGTGACTGCCGATCCAGACATCGCGCACCGTTTGCACATAGGCGCCAGTCGGGACGTCAATTTCATATTCATTGACCCCCTCAATCAGGATGATTGGGTCTTGGCTCTCAGTCCAGGCCTTGGTCTCACGGCAGAATTCAATCGCCGTCAGCAACAAGGCCTGATCAAGTGTTGGGTAGGGGCAGCCAATCACCTCGGTCGCAACAAAGGGGTGGAAGTTGGAGAGCAACATGATTGGCGACCTGCTTACTCAGGAACCGCAGAGAAGGCGTAGCGAGGGCGGTCGGTAGCGACTTGCTTCCCGCCAACATTGGCGTAGGCCGTTGTCACCGAATTGCGCAAAATATCAACCACTTCCTCTGGCACCAGGTAGGGTTTATTGCGCGGAATCTGATAGGCGTAGCCGTTCAGCCCAATGAAGACAGCTTCTTGGCCATCTGCCTCAGAACCCGAATAAATGGTCAGCAGCTCATACTTTCCGGTGCCACCCTCGAGGGCGCGGGCGCGCTGCACGTTTGCCGTATCTTCCGCAGCAGAATTTGGTTGCGCACTGTCTTCCAGTGTGCTGATTTGGGATTTCGTTGCCATGTGGTTACCTCTTGAAAACAGAAAAGGCCATCAAAGGCCCAAAGAAAAAGCCCCTGGGGATTCCTCCTCAGGGGCTTGAATCAACCCTTTGCGGGTCAACCAGGTTTAAGCTTCAACAGCAGCTTCAACAATTGCGATCCATGCGTCTTGCAAGATCACGCAGGTTTGCATGCTCTTCCAGCCAATGTGGCTGCGCTGTGCCAACGGATCAGAATCCGAAGGCTTGGCGTTGACCACCATTGGTGTCACGGAGTACTGACCCTTAAGAGCCACAATGCCGTAGGCATCACGACCCAAAAAGATCACCGGGTACACGTCGGCCGAAGTTCCAGACGTCGACAACATGGCGCCCTTGATGCCACCGGCATCCGGGTAGGGCTCGACGATGGTGGTGCACAAATAGCGCACGTCATCAATCTTGCCAATTTCGTTTTCCCATGGGCTGATTGAGCCATACTTTTCAGCCGGTGTGAAGCCTGGTGCAGCACGCAAGGCACCCTCCATGTCAGGGTGAATGATGCCAACATAACCAGGGGCAACGTTCTCGGTGCCGTAGCTTGGCGTCGAGCGCACGATCGAGGTGATCGGGCGTGCGTTCTGGCGCTTCAAGGCGCGAACAGCTTTACGTTGCAGCGCCACAGTGAATGGTGTATTCACGGCAGAACGGACTGTGCCGTTGGCAAACGTCTTGTTGGTAGCAGCTTTCAAAACGCCATAGCGCATCTTCTCGATCATCTGTGCAGCTTGCTCGCCCAACAACTCAAGAGACTCGTTCAAAACGGGGTCTTCAATCGTATCGGTGACCACATCAGACACGGTAATCAAGTCGCCGTACTGCACCAAAGTGGCAGTAACGTCAACCTTTTGCAGTGTTTGCGCAGTGGGAGTCACGCCCTCGGTCAGCTCCTTCGGGGTGGTCGGCAATGCTGTAAAGCGCCGAAACATTTCGAGCTTGCTGGAGTTGCTAGGCAGGTTTTTAGCCTGGCCGAACTTCTCAAAAACAAGGTAGGGGATGCCACGCTTGAGCAATTCCTTGCATGCATAGGCAGAGGTACGCGGTGAAATATCACCATAAGCAGTAGTAGCCATGATTTTTCCTTAAGATAAAAAAACAAAAAGCCCCTTGCGGAGCCATATCAAAAGGAGCGAACTGACGCTTTAATGCCGTATGCAGCCCAGGCCATGCCTTTGGGGAGTCTTTTGACTTATCCCGCATGCACCCGACAGCGCGACCGGTGTCGTGCTCCGAAAATGCTCAGTGATAACGCTCACTGTGCGAAGCGACCAGGTAACCAACTTGGTAATGGTCTCGGCTTTCGCCTGAAATCTTTATGCGAATTCGGCCCATGCAGCTTCGTAATCATCTGCCTTGGCAGGCTTCTCCGGGATCTTCAAACCAGCCGAGCGCACGCCTTCAGCAGCGTCCATGGCCGACTCATCCACAGGGCTTTGATCGGCTTGCGGTTCGGTCTTGATGCTTTCTTTGTAGGCACTCAGCAAAGCATTGATCTGCTTGGCGCTGCCGCCGTGAATCACCTGCATCGCCTGCTCTTGTTCAGAGCCAGGCAGGCTATCCACATAGCCCTTGAACTCTGCGCTGGCGGCCACATCCATAAAGTCTGGGTGGGCATCTGAAATCATCTCGTAGTGCGCTTTCTCTTTCTCGTTGCGCAGTTCGCCAACCAGTCCGTCAAGCTCACCGCGCACCGCGTTGGCACGCTCATCAGCCACTTCACCGCCAATGCGCTTGGCAATCACGCTAAGCATGCGTGCAAAGTCCGGGCCAAAGTCAGACTCCAGCGTCTTCATGGCCTGCTCAAAGGTCAACTCTCCGCTGTCAACCTTGTCCATCGCATCTTCCATTGCCTCAGTCGTAGTGGCCTCAGCAGACTCTTCGGCTGGCGTCTCAGCGGGTTCATGCGCCTTCAAAGCCTCCTCGCGTGCCTTGAGTTCAGCCTCCTTGGCTTTGAGCCGCCCCATCCACGACTTCTCGCGCTGAACATCCTCTGGGCTCATCACCTCCACGCCTTGATCCTGGGCGCCTGGTTCT